AGCTTGGACCGCTCGTTACAACCACGAGACTATCGCTATGGGCTTCTCGATCACCGAAGAGGCGGTTGAGGATAACCTGTACGATTCGCTGTCCACTCGTTATACCAAGGCGCTTGCTCGTGCTATGGCGTACACCAAGCAGGTCAAGGCTGCGTACGTGTTGAATCAGGGCTTCAATGGCGCTGTCACTTACGGTGACGGTCAGGCTCTGTTTAGCACCTCGCACCCGCTGGTCTCGGGTGGCACCAACAGCAACACGCCGAGCACTGCGGCGGATCTTAACGAAACTTCGCTGGAAAACGCCGTGATTCAGATCGCTGCGTGGACCGACGAACGTGGTCTGCTCATTGCGGCTAAGCCGAAGAAGCTGATTGTTCCGCCGGCTCTGATGTTCGTCGCGACCCGCCTGCTCGAAACCGAGCTTCGCGTGGGTACCAACGACAATGACATCAACGCTCTGAAGAACAACGGCTCGATTCCCGGTGGCTACACTGTGAATCACTGGCTGACGGACACGAACGCGTGGTTCCTCACCACCGACGTGCCGAATGGCCTGAAGCACTTCGTGCGTACCCCGATGGCACAGTCGATGGATGGAGACTTCGACACCGGTAACGTCCGTTACAAGGCCCGTGAGCGTTATAGCTTCGGCGTCTCGGACCCGCTGGGTGTCTATGGCTCGCCCGGCGCAAGCTAAGGGTTGGGGGTTCCCGGCCGAGATTAGGGGGCTTCGGCCCCCTTTTCTTTTTCTTGACAGATTCCAGTAGTTAGTGTATATGGACAGTGACCGGGGCTTACCCCGGTACTCGCCAACGGGTCGCCCCGGCCCGACGACATGCAGATGGCTTGTACCGAACTCGCATGTGAGGACAATTTGATGGCTACTTCTACTACCCTTGCTGTTTGGCGTTCGTCTGGTGGTGATCAGACTAAGACCGCGTATGCCGGCCAGATGCCGATGGTTGCGGCATTCTATTTCAGTCCGATTTCTGCTGCTGGTACGGCTATCCAGAAGTCCTCTACCGATACCGCTCGGGTTATTCTCCCCCAGAACGCGATTGTCTTAGCAATCTACGCGAATGCCACCACCACGGGTGGTACTTCCCCGACCTTCGTTATGGGCTTTACCGGTAATACCACCGGTACCGCAACGAATAGCGGCCTGATCTCGAATCAGTCGGCGGCTACCGCAAAGCTTTTCCTTAACTGGTCTTCTGCTTCTGCTGGTTCGTCGCTCGGTGCTGTGCTGTCTTCGTCGGAACTCGTTTATCTGACTGGTGGTACCGGTACCGGCACTGCAGGTAGCGCAAGCACTGTTAGCGGGTACATTGAGTACATCGTATCGGATAACGGCACTTTCACGTCGTAATTTGTAGGTAATACCATGCGACCAATAGTAGTAACTACGTCCGGGGTTTCTGAATCCTCTCCAGCGGTAATGGATCATTATATATCCCCATTCAATATTGGAATGGGCGTAGTTATTACTGGGGACGTTACGTGTACGGTACAGCATACGTTCGATGACGTATTTGATAGCGCTATAACTCCAACTTGGTTTAGTCATCCAACACTTGCTGGAATAACGGCAGATACTGATGGCAATTATGCGTTTCCTGTTAGAGCTATTCGACTTAATCAATCGGCGGGTGATGGGTCTGCCGCATTGACGATAATCCAAGCGGGTATTGCGTAAACTATGTCCGGAGTAGGATTCAGTGGCGTTGAGGATTTCGCCAATACATATCCCGGTACTGCTACAGGAGTAGTAGCTAACGCGCATAATGGGTACGGAGATTCTCTAGGCAATCTAGAAGTAATTGTTCAGGGAGGGCTTATCCCCGGACAAGAATTTATTGCTATGGAAGATTCTGGATATGTATTACAAGAGAATTCGGATAAAATTTTGTTGGAAGTTTAAGTAATGGCTGATACTAAAATCTCCCAAATGCCGTCCGCTGTACCCTTAACGGGTACAGAAAGTGTCCCGTTAGTACAAGGAGGTATCAATGTTAAAACTCCAACTAGCGCTATAGAGACATTAATTGTCGATAACCGGATGAATGTTGGTGCGTGGCAGGATTCCACAATCCAAACAGGATCTACAACGACTCCTACGGCTATTACGTTTAACACGACAGATATTGTGGATGGAGTTACGCTTGTATCTAATTCTCGTATGACGGTGCCCGTTGACGGGATTTATAATTTACAATGGAGCGGTCAATTCGCGAACGCAGATAACGCGGATGGCGATATTACTATCTGGGTTCATATAGACGGAGTGGATTTATCCGGATCTGCCGGATTTGTCTCTGTTCCAGCGCGGCAAAGTATAGGGCACCCCGGACATACAATTGCTGCGTGGAATTACTTTTTAAACCTTACCGCTAGTCAATACGTAGAACTTTATTGGCTTAAATCTAACGCGTTACTTAGTTTAACTACGTATCCAGCGTCAGTTTCTCCTGCGTACCCCTCAACAGCTTCTATCATTGCAACTATAAATCAGGTGCGATGATCATGAGGAAAGTAGCGTCAAAGACTTCGATGGCGTGCAATAAGCCGAAGGCTACACCCACGCACCCTAAGAAATCACATATCGTGAAGGCTTGTGAGGACGGCAAGGAAAAAATAATCCGATTCGGACAACAAGGCAAGAAAGTTGGTACGCTTTCCGGCACCGCGGGTAAGCCGAAAGAAGGCGAATCAGATCGAATGAAAGCTAAGCGTAAGTCTTTTAAGGCTCGCCACGCTAAGAACATCGCCAAAGGCAAAATGTCTGCAGCTTATTGGGCTGATAAAGTTAAATGGTAGGGATTGAAAATGGCTAAGCAGTACAGCAAAGAAGAAATTGCACGTCTTGACGCTCGCATGGCGGAATTAGATAAGTATCTTAGAGACCCGACGTTGAAATTAGGTCGAGGTCAGGCCGGGAAACTACAGTTTCGTAAGATTGACGAGCAAAAGAAAGCGGTAAAGGTTACTCCCAAGACCACGACCGCCGCGGCGTCCGCGTCTACGGCTACTAAGACTTCTAAGCCAACACGAGAGATCTCGGGTATTCGAGGTTTAGCGGACAAGATGCGTGCGGCGGGCGTTGGGGGGAAAGAATTCTCCCGCGTAGGCGCAGGTACCATCGATATTCCGGCCCGCAAAGCCAAAGCGGCGGCAGAAGAAGCTAAAAAGGCCGCGGATCGCGAAGAGGTGCTTAAGGATATTGGGTCTGGATTAAAGGAAGGGATCGCGGCAGGAGCGTCGGTACTCCCCCTCGGAAGAGCGATCCAAGGTGTTCGAGGTTTAGCGAATATGGTCCGAGCAGCAGAAGCTGGCATGAAATCCCGACGACTTGCTCAGCGCGTGCGCGGCGCTAAGGAAGCATTTTCCAGAGGTAATGTGACCGCGGAAGAAGCGATGGACATGATGCGTGGATATAAGAAGGGCGGCAAGATTAAGCCCGGTAAGGTCCGTACCGTCATGCACGAATTTAAGGCTGGGGAATTGAAAAGCTCTAGCGGCAAGAAGGTGACTAATCCTAAACAAGCAATGGCTATTGCCATGAGTGAGGCCGGTATGAAGAAGCGTAAGTACGCAGAAGGCGGTAAGGTCGGAAAAGTCGGAAAAGCGCCGGAAAAGCCCAAGAAGGCCGCCGTTCCGACAGGTGAAGAAGCGGAGTTAAATCCTTTCGGAAGGGATACCGTGCGGGTACTTACTGAGCTTAAGAAGAAGCGCGGATTTGCCCGAGGCGGTAAGATCGGCGACGAATCGAAGGAGATGGTTCGTAAGGAAGTCGCCTTTATGAAGAAGAAGGGCGCTCCGAAGTCGATGATCAAGCACGAAGAACGCGAAGCCAAGGGTATGAAGCGAGGCGGCGCTGTCAAGGCTAGCGATGGCTGCGCGCGTAAGGGGCGCACTAAGGGCCGTATGGTATGATAGCCTGTAGGGGTATGGGGGCTATGCGGAAGGACAAACTTCCGCGTAGCAAAGTAACGGTCCCCATGACGGCTAAGAAATTTAGAGAAGGTGGGGAGACCAAGCGGTCTCGCCTGCGCCTTGAGGGGGAGGGGGGAACGTATAGAGGTAAAAGCTACAAGGTCAAAGCCGGTGGTGGCCGTGCCAAATATGATGTCCCTATATCCGATCAACTTACGATTAGTCCTTGGTTAGAAGGTTATCTTGCTAGAGGCGAATATGATCGCCCCGGAGGTAGAGGCCGCATTAACGAGGGTGGTGTCAGTGGCGGCGGACTTGAGTTGAACTACAACTTTAAGGAAGGCGGTATGGCTGGAGGTAAGTGGATTCAAGATGCAATTAAGCGTCCTGGCGCTCTCCGTGCCAAGTTAGGAGTAAAAGGCGACAAGCCCATTCCGGCAAAGAAACTTGCCAAAGCTGCAAAAGCCCCCGGTAAGCTCGGGAAGCAGGCGCGACTTGCACAGACGCTCAAAGGTCTGAGGAAGGGTTAATGGCTGCGAAGGCAGGGAAGAAACTACCGGGGCTTTATGCTAATATCCACGCAAAGCAGGCTAGGATCGCTGCTGGTAGTGGAGAGAAAATGCGTAAACCCGGTGCTCCCGGTGCGCCTACTAAAAAGGCGTTTTTAGAGTCGGCGAAAACCGCAAAGAAGAGAAAGTAAATGGCAACTTCCGCGTCCCCTCCGACGTTTAATCTTAACCTCAATGAGTTAATCGAGGAAGCGTTTGAGCGCGCGGGCGCTGAGTTACGTACTGGCTATGATTTTCGTACGGCTCGTAGAAGTCTTAACCTCATGTTTGCCGAATGGGCGAACCGAGGTATTAATCTATGGACGGTCGAATCAACTGCGGTTGCTTTAATCGCCGGACAAGCAACATACGATCTTCCGGTAGATACGGTTGATCTTATCGAACACGTCATTAGAACTAACGCGGGTACGTCTACGCAATCGGATATCCCCGTATCGCGAATTAGCGTCTCCACGTATTCTAGTTTACCTAACAAGACCGCGCAGGGGCGCCCAATTCAGATCTACGTGAACCGACAAAGCGGCGCAACTGCGTCCGATCTGGTGGTCCAATACCCGCAATTCACGTTATGGCCGGTGCCTAATGTGAGTGATACTTACCAGCTTGTTTACTGGCGTCTGCGGCGGATGCTAGATGCGGGCAGTGGCGTGAACACGCAGGATATCCCGTTCCGCTTTTTACCGGTTATGGTAGCTGGGTTAGCGTATTATGTAGCGTTAAAACTGCCCCCTTCCGCTGAACGGATACCATTGCTGAAGCAAATGTACGATGAGGCTTGGCAATTAGCGGCGGATGAAGACCGGGAGAAAGCGTCTTGGCGTATTGTGCCTAGACAGATGTTCATACAATGAGCAACAAATTTACAGCGGGTCGGATAGCTATTGCGGAATGCGATAGGTGCGGCCAGCGATATAGGCGTAATCAACTTAAGGCGATAATAATACGCACAAAGGTTACTGATATTTTAGTATGTCCTACTTGTTGGGAACCGGATCACCCTCAAAATCTTCAAGGTTTGTACCCGGTAGAAGACCCACAAGCAATACGCAATCCACGTAGAGACAATACTTATATAGTTTCTGGTGTTAATTATTTAGGCGCGCTTAGCGAAGGTAGTAGGCAAATTCAATGGGGATGGAACCCCGTAGGGTTTATTGGTAACAGTAATCTTACGCCAAATGATTTGGCGATAACCGGTGTAATCGGAACTGTTGGAGTAGATATATCATGAAGGCATCTAAGCACGAAATGAAAGCGCATGGCATTACGAGTGCTATGAAGGCCCCTGGATTTAAGAAGGGTGGAGTGACTAAGAAGATGAAGAAGGGCGGCCCCACCGGGATGGACATGCGTAAGCTCGGGCGTAATCTTGCTCGCGCGATGAATCAGAGGGGGCGATAATGGCTAAGAAGCAGCTTCCTGGCAACGCAATGCCTGACTTGCATATCAGCGTAGGTAATATATCTACTGTGAATTTTGAAGCGCCGCCCAAGCGTCCTACTGTCAAGATCCGGGGTACCGGCGCTGCGACTAAGGGTACTAAGGCTAGCGATAAGATGGGCTGATCATGGACTATTCTGAGTTGGTCTCTGCTATACAGTCTTACGCGGAAAATGATTTTCCGGGGCTAACTACGAATCCAGCGTCTCCCACTTTCCCGGCGGTAGATACGTTCATTCGTGAAGCGGAACAAAGGATCTACAATTCAGTCCAGATCCCCGCTATACGTAAAAATGTTACCGGCACGTCTACGGCGGGCAATAAATATCTTGCGGTGCCGAACGATTGGCTATCTACATTTTCTTTAGCCGTTATAGATGCTAGCGGAGATTACCAGTATCTACTTAATAAGGACGTTAACTTCATACGTGCGGCGTATCCAAGCCCTTCGGATCAAGCTATTCCGGAGTATTACGCTATATTTGATTATGATTCGTTCATTTTAGGACCGACACCGGACGCGGAATATACCTTCGAATTACACTATTTCTATTATCCGGAATCCATTGTGGATGCGGGTACTTCGTGGCTCGGTGACAATTTTGATTCTACTCTTCTATATGGTTCTCTCTTAGAAGCATATACGTACATGAAGGGCGAAGCGGACGTTTTAGCTGAATATAAGCAGAGATACGGCGAAGCTATGGCGCTACTCAAGCAACTTGGCGATGCTAAAGATCGTCAAGATGCTTATAGGTCCGGGCAAGTACGGTATCCGGTTACTTAGGAGGATTTATGTTAGAAGCTATGGCTGGGACGGTGGGGGCTCCCGTAGTTATAACTGCGGACTACCGGGGACTTACCCCCGAAGAGATTGTGGACGTAGCTATGGACAAAATCCTTAGTATATCGGTAACCGCATCGAGGGAGATTCGCGAACAAGCGTTGACTTATCGCGCGTTGATTAGAGATGTTGTGTTGGACCATATGAAACAAGCGGTGCTACACGATAGAGTAACTATCGCTAACGCATTAACTAAGGCGGGTGCGCCTGATTTAGCGGCTATTGTACAGGAGATTTGATCATGGCTTTTACTGGAAACGCAATGTGCGCTAGCTTCAAGCAGGAGTTAATGCAGTGTTATCATTTATTTTCTACTTCCGCTAACCCGGCGCGTACTGCTAACACTACTCCGGATACGTTTAAGTTGGCGCTGTATGACAATACCGCTACGCTGACTAAGACTACCACTGCGTATACCGCGTCCGGTGAGTTAGCTTCGGGTAGCGGGTACACCACGGGCGGTAATACGTTGACGATCTCTACTGCCCCTACTACGGACACCACGGGCGCTGTTAACGTCGCGTACATTAGCTTCTCTTCGACTTCGTGGACTTCAGCATCGTTCACCGCATATGGTGCGCTGATCTACAATTCCTCGCAGTCTAACCGCGCGGTAGCCGTGCTTGATTTTGGCGGCGCAAAGACAGTGACGAGCGGCACGTTTACTATTACGTTCCCCACTTACGCATCTGGTACTACCGCCGCGATTATTCAGTTGCAGTAAACTATCATGGCGCTTGTTGTAAAAGATCGCGTACAGGAAACCACTACCACTACTGGTACTGGGACTATAACTCTTGCCGGCGCAGTAGCTGGGTTTCAGTCTTTTTCTGTAATTGGTAACAGCAATACCACCTATTATTGCGTTACGAGTGGGTCTTCGTGGGAAGTAGGTATCGGTACGTATACGCTGTCGGGCACTACGTTGGCGCGTACTACCATTTTAGCTTCTTCCGCTGGGGGTAGCGCGATCACGCTTGCGGGAACGTCCAATGTTTTTTGTGTTTATCCTGCGAGTAAATCTGTATACGCGGACTCAAGTAATAATGTTTCTGGGTATGCCATTAGCGGTGGCACTATAGATAACACGCCGATAGGCGGTACTACTGCCACTACAGGAAAATTTACTACTCTTAATTCTGGTCCCGCCGTATCAGGCTATACGTTCTCTGTTGACTCTGAATCATCGCTTAATACCGCGTGGTTTACGAGTTCTGACGCGGGCGCAACAGGATTAAATATTTCGTTTAAGAAAGATAGTGCGTCACCGGCAGCGAACGATATCCTAGCTCAACTACGGTTCTATGGTAACGATAGTGTCGGCGGCCTGCGGGAGTACGTTCGAATATCAGGAGAAGCAGATAACGTAACATCGGGCGCTACGGCTGGCACTTTCCATGTGTATACGATATCGGCGGCCGGGACTGTTACAGAACGTCTTCGGTGGTCAGATACTGACGGGCTCTATAATATTTCTGGTAATTTTCGTTCTCCGACTACGTATGGCAACACGACTGCTACCGCCGCAAACATGGTGATGGCTAACAGCACTGGTATTCTCCAGCGTAGTACGTCATCTATCCGGTATAAAAATAGTGTAGAAGATGCGTCCTATGGGTTAAACGAAGTGATGCAACTTCGTCCGGTTACTTATAAAGGAAATAATGACGGCGATAAAATATTCGGCGGGTTTATCGCGGAAGAAATACACGATCTAGGACTAACTCACTTTGTACAGTACGACGAACAAAATCGTCCTGATGCTCTTGCGTATGGCAATATGGTTTCGTTATTGACAAAAGCAATACAAGAACAACAAGTTGTAATTGAAGATTTAAAAACACGCTTAGGTAATATGGTTTTGTTAGTGACAAAAGCCATACAAGAACAACAAGTTGTAACTGAAGATTTAAAAACTCGCTTAGCCGCGGTTGAAAATAAATAGTGTTTTCTGTTGCGTCAATATCTGGAGTATCGTTTTCCGCAATAAGCGAATCTTTAGCTGTTGGGGTAACCGGCGTAACTACGACCGGTGCAATAGGTACCGTTACTGTCCTTCCTGTCACAGTAGTAAGCCTTACCGGAGTAACTACCACTGGGGTTATAGGCACTCCAACTGTCCTCCCCACTACGATAGTAGATCTTGTTGGCGTAACTACGACCGGTGCAATAGGTACCGTTACTGTCCTTCCTGTCACAGTAGTAAGCCTTACCGGGGTAACTACGACAGGTACTGTAGGCACAGTTTCAGTATCTGGGACGGCAAATGTTTCAGTTACGGGTGTCACGACGGCGGTAGTGCTGGGCACGCCTACGGTACTACCAAATACTATAGCTGATGTAACGGGGGTAACTACTACTGGAGTTGTTGGCACTGTTATCGCTGAACAAACAACAGTAGTAGATCTTACTGGCGTCACTACGGATGGTGTTGTCGGAACACCTACCGCCCTACCAAATACTATAGCTGACGTAACCGGCGTAGTTACTACGGGAGTAATAGGAGATTCTTCATACCGTTCGGATGTAGATCTAACGGTTACCGGAGTAACAACTCTTGGGGTGCTCGGCACAGTTTCCGTAGTAGGCACAGCGAATGTTTATCCGGATGGTGTTGATACTACTGGGATTGTCGGAGATATATCGTTTACAATAGATGTAGATTTGGTAGTAACGGGGGTTACCACGACATGCGTGGTCGGCACCGTGCTTGTTTGGGGGCGGATTGTTCCGGATCAGAATCCAAATTGGATAGCAATCAATGACTCGCAAAGTAATATTTGGACGCCCGTAAATTCTTCGCAATCTACTATCTGGGCTGAAATAGCGTAAGGATTTAAGATGACTACCTATACTAACCTTGGGATCAAGCAGATCGATACCGGTGCCGAAGCAGGTACGTGGGGTACGTCTACTAACACTAACTTTGGATATTTCGATACTTCAATTGTCGGATATTCGAGTATTACGCTTAGTTCTGCCGGTACTACTGGCGCACCCAATACTCTGAACGTAGCGGATTACGCGGCTTCAAATGGCCGGAATCGCTTAATAAATTACACCGATTCGGGCAGCACACTCGGCGCAACTTGTTATGTGCAGATTACTAAAAATGGATCTGCATCTGCGCCGTATTTCGAAGGTTATTATTTTATTCGTAATAGTCTTACTGATTCTAATCTTGTAGTTTTTCAAGGTACGTATAGTGCAGGCAACGCAGTTACTATTATCAACGGACTTGACGCTATTATTCGCTGTAGTGGGGGAGTTGTTACTGTTGTTTATAATAAGCCACAATTAACCAATATCGCTATTGGAAGACCAACAGGTTCCACCGCTGCAACTACCATGCAGCAGACGTATTGTGTAAGTACAGGCGGTAGTACCCCCACTTCCGGATTCTTATATTCACACGGTAGCAACCGCGCCTCGTGGGTTTGTAACGGATATCGCAATAATACATCCCCTACTAATCAGTGGACTTCGTTAGCTCTCGGAGGTAATTCCGGCGCGGCAATGATCGAGATGGACCCTACGGGGTACATGACGTTTTCTACTGACTCGTCCAAAACTACTGGAAGTACGTTTTCGGTTACGGAACGTATGCGTATTGCTAACGATGGTAATGTAGGTATCGGCGATACTAATCCGACTTATCGATTGACCATAAATGCGGGGGCTAATAGCGGAATCTATTGCACTACATCCGCTTTAACTACTTCGTATTTGGTATCCACTGATAGTAGCGCAACTGGCCTTAGCGCGTCTTATTATAAAGACAGCGCTACCCCCGTGGACGGGGACGATTTAGTAAATTTAAGGTTTTACGGTAATAATAGCGCAGGCACCGCGACGGAATATGGGCGTATTGCTGTAGATGCTTTAGATGTCACTGATACAACTGAAGACGGAAGAGTTTCGATCTCCGTAAAAAATAATAGTGTATTGACTACGGCTTTTTTCCTTAGTTTTACTGATGGATTGGTTCTTAATTCTTCAATTAAGGTAACTGCTCCGTATATCTATAATACTACTACCGCTACCGCAGCCAATGTAAATGTAGATTCTTCTGGTGTTTTGAAGAGATCTACTTCTTCTCTCCGATACAAAACCGATATTACTCCGGCTACGCACGGACTTAACGAAGTTTTGGCTCTAAATCCAGTTACGTACAAAGGGATTCACGACGGGGATACCGTATTTGGCGGCCTCATTGCAGAGGAAGTAGCTGCGGTAGGTTTATCCGAATTTGTTGTTTACGATTCAGAAGGCCGTCCTGACGCTTTAGCTTATTCGAATATGGTTTCGCTTTTAATAAAAGCCATACAAGAGCAGCAAAGTGTTATTGAAGAACTCAAAAACAGAGTTATTAATTTAGAGACGGTTTAATGAATTTACAAACAATAATTAATATCGTCCTTAGCGCCTTCATGCTAGGTGTTGGTTGGTTTGCTAGAGAACTTTGGGAGGCTATTAAAGGCCTCAAGGACGATCTATCGAAATTACGCGAAGATTTACCTAAAACATACGTAGTCAAGGAAGATTGGCGATCGGATATGCGAGAAATAAAAGATATTTTAGGTAAGATTTTCGATAGATTGGATAGCAAGGCCGATAAATGAATTTTCCCGAAGCATTTAAATTATTACTCGGGCACGAGGGCGGGTACACAAACGATCCTAGAGACCCCGGCAATTGGACCGGAGGCAAAGTTAATTCCGGGGAATTGTTAGGGACCAAGTACGGCGTGGCGGCCAGTGCGTATCCAAAAGAAGACATTAAAAACTTAACGCTGGAGCGTGCTCAGCAGATCTACAAACGAGATTACTGGGACGCCATACACGTAGATGAACTTCCGCCCCCCGCGAGGTTTTCTATTTTTGACGCGGCGGTGAACTCAGGTGTGGTGCAGGCGACGAAATGGCTCCAGCGCGCTGTAGGTGCTAAAGACGACGGAATTATAGGCCCGCAAACGCTCGCCGCAGCACTCGCAGTAGACCCGTACCGGCTGGCCTCGCTTTTTAACGGGCAGCGGCTAAAATTCATGACGGAGTTGAAAAATTTTGACGTTTATGGTAAAGGGTGGGCACGACGTATTGCTGAAAATTTAATCAACGCCGGATAATTTGGAGGGCGTATGAACCTACAGTACATCCTTAGCCGCGCAAAAGAACCTTCGACGTGGCGTGGTATTTCTATTTTGATCGGCGTGCTTGGTATCCAAGCGAACCCGGAAGCTATTAATCAGATCGGCATGGCTACTGGCGCTGTGATTTCTGCTATTGAGATTTTCCGAAAGGAAAAGTAGATGCCCCTAAAGAAGCTTATATTCAAGGCCGGAGTTAACCGGGATCAAACTAACTACGCTAATGAGGGTGGTTGGTATGCTTGCAATAAAGCTCGATTTCTTTCTGGGTTCCCGCAGAAGATAGGCGGTTGGACGCGATTTACTTCGTCTCAATATTATGGAGTGTGCAAATCGCTGTTTAATTGGGTTTCTAGTGGCGCTTCCACGGTAGGTAACTATCTCGCAATAGGTACTAACGAGAAAGTATATGTAGCCTCTGGGCCTACGCTATACGATATAACTCCACTAAGAAGTCTTAACCCCAATGTTGCATTAGCTTCTCCGTTCGTATCTACGACTAGCGGGTCTGCTGAGATTACTCTCAAGTTCGCTGCGGCGCATAACGCAAGCGCGGGGGACTGGGTTACCATTAGCGGCGTCACCGGACCTGTGGGCGGCATACCCTCTGCCTCCATCAATACAGAATTTAAAATAGTCTCTACTCCGACTACTACCACTATTACGGTTTTAACAGATACTACGGCTTCGAGCACCACGAGTGGTGGTGTCGCGGGTAGCGGGGCGTTTCAAGTACCGATCGGTACTTCTATCTCTTTATCTGGCTATGGATGGGGTATTCCCTCGTGGGGCGGCTCTACTTCTACTCCTACGACTGGTTGGGGTGTTGCAGCCGTAACTCCATTAAACGTACCGATTAGGCTTATTTATTTTGATAACTACAATGAAGATTTATTCTTCAATATTCGGTATGGAGATATTTATTTTTGGGATTTGAATACTACCTACCCTCGGGCGGTTCTGCTTAGCTCAGTTGGTGGAGCTAGTGATGTCCCCGAAGAAGTAACGCAGATTCTGTTTGACGGTAATAGCAATATACTGTTGGCTTTTGGGTGCACTGCTTATGGTACTGGGGATTACGATCCTCTACTTATTCGATGGGCCAGTCAAGATAACTACGCTAATTTTACGCCTAGTGACGACCCTGGAATCTCTACTGCAGGGTATTTGCGAGTACAACAAGGATCTTCGATTCTAAAAGCTGTTAATAACTTTGGTGAAATTTTAGTATTCACCGAATCGTCCTTAACTTCGTT